GTATATATCAACCAACAAGATAACATTGACAACATCGTTTTGGGGTCATCTCCAAACACATGGAGAATCAATGATATCAACCTGATAACAGGTGGTGATTTGTACACTGAATTTGAAATCCGCAGAAACACCGGAAGTTACACCGAAGATGCAGCAATTGACCTTGTCAATGGTAGCTCATATGTAACCGCAACAATTACATTGATGTTCCATCGTCGCGACCAAGCGAAATCTCAAGCAATTAAAGTGCTTGGAGCTGGACAACAATACTTGAATGCAATCATCCAAGATGCAAATGGTTTGTTTTGGTACTTCCCATACTTACAATTGAGTGCAGTTGGTGAGGGATCAGGTCAAAATCGTGCAGATGGTAGCAAATATTCCGTAACATTGATTGCGGAGAATGACTATCTTGCATATGAGGTTGACCCATCAATCGTTCCGGCATTAGTTATTTAATTAATACACTAGAAAAAGAGAGCCATCCATTAAGGGTGGCTTTTTTTATAAACATTTTTCGAGGTTTTCATAATATATATATATGATTTACATTGATAAAGGTGAGATTAATTCAATTGTGCTGACTTTAACTGAGGTAAGTACCTTCTCGAATCCTTATTATTTATTCGTTTTTGAGAATGAAATGGATACAACTGATGCTCCAATCCTATTCACAACATCAGATATGTCAACTTGGCGAGAAAGATTCAATCTTTTTTACCTTGATGAGCCAGTTGATGTCACATTGGTCAAAGGACAATACCGATATCAAGTATATGAATCAATGATTCCACCAACATCCATACAAGACACTACCGGAGTGGTAATTGAAGAGGGAAGAATGGTTGTAAGTGGTGCAATACAAAACTCAATATACGATTAACATGGGAATATTTGACCGATTTAAGGCAACAAAAAATGAATCACCTCAAGTTGTGGAAGGATATCAATCTTTTTCAACTCCATTCCTAAATATTGGACATGGAAATTTATCTCTTCCCTACGTTAATGGAAGGCATCAAACAACTGGACACATTCCATTTGGTCAAGGCAATCTATTTCCAAGCGTATTGAATCAATTGGTATATTCATCCCCACTCCATGGAAGTATCGTTGATTATAAGACCAATGCAGTAATTGGTGGAGGGATTGAATTGAGAGCAACCACAACAACCGCGAAAGAATTACTTGACTTATATACATTCGAGAAAAAATCTCGCTTAAAAAAGACAGTTCGGATAACAACCGAACAATTGATTGTACACAATCGCGTTTATTTTGAATTGTACTTCGATGAGAGAATGAAGCTCACACGCATTGAGAATGTATCTCCTGAAAAAGTGAGAAGAGGAGTTGACCCATATATCTACTTTATTTGTGATGATTGGTCAACATCAATTGATATTCGTAAAATAAACAAACATCATCCAACATGTACTGATAATTGTCAATTGTTTGTTTATGAGGTTGAGTGTTTGGGTCAAGAATGGTATCCGCTTCCAAAATACACATCAGCACTTAATTTTGCATATCTCTCAGGTGAATTAAGTTACTTCTCAAAATCTAATATTCAGAACAGTGTTTTCCCATCATTCGCGATGATGTTCCCTAAGCGACCACAGTCGGAAGAGGAGAAGAATGTACTTCGTTCCACCATGGATAAGATGAAAGGAGCAGCAAATGCGGGAAAAGCAGTCGCATTCTTTGCCAATGGTCAAGACCAAATGCCGAAAATTGAAGCTATTCCAACAAATCAAAATGATAAGATGTTCCAGGAAGCATCCGGATTGAATACTGAACAGATTTGCTTCGCTCACACAATAGATCCGATACTGATGGGAGTGCGAACAACCGGCTCACTTGGAAGTGGTAGTGATATCAAACAAGCATATGTGATATTCGAGAAGAATGTAGTGATGCCATTGAGAGAGCAAGTTCAGGATATCTTCAGCGAGATACTACGCATCGCAAAAATACAAGGTGAATTCATCATTAACAATTTCCAAATCATCAATGAAACAATTGTTGAGGTGGAAGGTGATGCATCCAAAACACAAGACGCATTGAATGCCATGAGTCCATTGGTAGCAACCAAGGTACTTAACACAATGACCACAAATGAAGTTCGTGCATTAGCTGCCTTGGCTCCGGTTGAAGGCGGTGATGTAGTTCCATCCACACAAACACCGACCGCATAATGTTGTATTTTATCACTGAAACATACTTAAAAACAAATACACCAATCACTGCCAATGTGGATGTGACTGATGTGACACCATATATCGCGACTCAAGCACAATTGAGAGTGATGCCAATCCTTGGTACTGTCTTTTATGAGCATTTACTCGATGCATACAATGCTCAGACATTGACACCTGAAGAGGAAGCTCTTGTTTTGTTTATTCAACCGGTTGTTGCATGGCGTTCAGCTGAGGATGCAATCTTTGGATTGACGTATCAACTTAAAAATAAAGGACTTCAAACTCAATTCGGTGATAATTCATCTAGTGTATCGCGTTCTGATGTCGCATTTGGCATGGAACACTACGCTCAAAAGGCATCATTCTTTGAGATGCGATTGATTCGATACCTGGTAAAGAACAAATCGGAATTTCCTATCTTCATATCACATGAGAATCGTGATACGGATTTGCGACCTCAAATTGATTGTCATATGTGCGTGGGAAATTGTTTCATGAATGGCAATTGGACATGTGGATATCCAACCGATAATGGATATAACAATTCAATCCTGGTATTATGAGAAATCAAGTGTTGATATTACTTGCATCCTTTTGGACTGTACTTTCACCAGTGATGCCGATGATATATATCGCAGCTTTATGCATTGGAATTGACACTGGATTCGGAATTTGGAGAACAATTAAAGTTGATGGATGGAAATCATTTGAATCAAACAAAATGTCACATATGGTGAGCAAAGTTCTACTTTACGGTGGTGCAATTATGTTCACCTTCCTAATTGAGAAGTACATTGCCGGTGATATCATCGCTCAGTTTATCTCTACGGAGCTAATAATGACAAAAATATTCGCATTCTTTTGCGTGATGGTTGAAATCAAATCAATCAACGAATCATATGAGAGTGTGACTGGCAAGAATGTACTCGCAGCTCTTCGCAAATTCATCACTAGGACAAAAACTAATTTAGACGAATTCAAATGACATTGATTGAAAAGTATGTTGCATTCACTAAAAAGTGGGAAGGTGGATTATCTAGGGACAAATCTGATTCAGCATCAGCTCATCCATGTCCAACACCGTTTAATGGTAAGTCAGGATGGCATACAAACATCGGAATAACTTATCAAGCATGGATATCATTCTTTGGAAATGACAGTGATAATCGTTTCTTTGAAATGAACTCAGAGGATTGGTTTAAGATATTTAAGCAAGGATATTGGGATGCAGTCAAAGGTGATTTGTATATGTCACAAAATATTGCAATATTTGTTACCGGAATGGCATGGGGTAGTGGAGCTAAACAAGCAATCAAATCACTTCAAACTGCAATCAATCACTGCGGAGTTAAATGTGAAGTGGATGGAGTCATTGGAAGTCAAACAATAAATGCAGCCAATTCAATTGAGGCGAGAATATTATTTGATGCATTAACAAATGAAAGAGAAAGATTCTTTTATGCAATTGGAAAGGGTAAAAATGCTAAATTTTTGAAAGGATGGCTCAACAGATTAAACGATTATCGTTCTACATTTCGACCTTAATTTTATTAGGTTCGTGTTCAGCTGAACACCATCTCAATAAGGCAATAAAAAAAGGATACAAATGTGAGGAGGTAGCTGATACCATCCGCATCACATCGGTTGATTCCTTTCCGGTAATCGTGAATGATACTATTGTTTGGCGTAAGTATATCACTGAGAAGGATACGGTCATCATGTGGAAAACTCACTACATTCCCAAGACAAGATGGGAGAAAAAAATCGAATATAAATTAACGAGAGATACTATTCGCCAAATTCAAAAGGTGGAAGTTGCAAAATATAAGAGTCAAAGGAAAACACGACCTAACATATGGCTCTTCATAATCGGATTCCTTCTTGGAATCGTTACCAAATACCTATTGAGATATGCTAAAAAAGCACTCTAAAAACATTCACGAACTGAATCTTATTGGAAAAAAAGTACAACTCGCAATGATGAGTGACCTTCACTGGGACAATCCTAAATGTGATTGGAATTTATTGAAACGTGATTTTGATTACTGCCTTGAGAATGATATTAAGGTCATGGTCAATGGTGATTTTTTTTGCTTGATGCAAGGAAAAGGTGATCGCAGAGGCAACAAGTCCGACATCCGACCGGAACATAACAACGCAAAGTACCTAGATTCAATCGTTGAAACTGCAGTTGAATGGTTTAGTCCGTATGCAAATATCTTAACGGTAATCGGATACGGGAATCATGAAACCGCTATCATCAAGCATCAAGAAACCGACATCCTTCAACGATTTGTTGACTTACTTAATTACAAGAATGGAAGCAATGTGATGACCGGAGGATATGGTGGGTGGTTGATACTTCGCCAAGCATATGACAGCAATTCAATAAGCACAACC